CACCACGGGCAAACTTAAAATTATCAAAACTGCCTCGTCCTTCCAGTCTGACTGTCGAGCTTCTAGTAATTTACCCTGGTAAGCTTCCTGACCTTCAGCCATTTTTGTGGCGTGCATGAGTTGTGCTTCACTCATTGCCATTTTCGTCTTCTGCTTGTTAGCGTAAATTTTACTTCCAGCAGAAACGGCTAATTTAATCGCCTGAAACCACATGTTAGTACCATTTAGCTGTTCTAGATTTTTCTCTAAGCATTCTTTTAGTGCCTTTTACTTCAACTTCTTCGCCTGTAGCGATTGCATTGAATGCACCATCTGCTGTAGTCTTAGATCTAGGATCAACTTCAACTTTCATCTCCATTTCAGATGGTATCTCTTGTATCTTATCTAGTTTTTCCATTTTTTCTCCTTATTCCAGCTTCTCGCAATGCTATTGCAATAGCTTGTTTTCTATTTTTTACTTTCTTATCAGATTTTCCGATAGAAAGCTTCTTATTTTTAAACTCTCTCATAACTTTCGCAACTTTTTTCTGCTTTTTATCCATTTATTAATTACCTTTCCTTATAATGTCTACTTTTGGCATCATATTATCTGTATTTGGAAGAGTTTTTCCCAAAATTGTTTTTTGAATTGAGGTATCAGCTCTTAAATTTGCTAATTCTTCATTCTGTTCAAGTTTTTCATCTTGATTTTCTTGATTCATCATTGCTCTCATACGATCAAGATCCATTCTTTCTTTACCTTCACGTTCTTTTCGTGCATTTTCTTGTGCTCTAAGGTCTAATTCTCTTGCTCTTAACTTAGCAATAGGATCATTATCAAATTGAGAAGTAATTTTCTTCTCTTCATTCATAAATTCTTCCATCATCTCAGCAATTAATTGAGCTTTTCTTGCTTCAATCTGCTGAGTTATTTGCATAATCTGCATTTGCATCTGTTGAGCCATCATTGGATTAGCTTGTGCCTGCATTTGTAGCTGTTGCAACTGTTGTAACTCATTTCTAAACTCTAATTCAATCTGTTCTTGAGCCATTAAACTAATATGTTCAAAAATATTTTTTTCTAAAGCAGCCATAACCATCGGATTATTTCTTGCCATGTTTGTTGCCATAAAATTTAAATGAGATGTGATGTGTGCTCTGTGATCCTGACCAGGAAAAGCCTGAAAAGGTCTACCACTTAATGCATCAATATGTTCTAACGCAGGATCTTTTGGTGTAGGTGGCATAGGCTTCACTAATATCTGATCAATATTTTTTACACCTAAAGCCTCATACATATTTCTGTACGCTTGATACATATTATGCATTTGTGGATTTGAAGTGGCCAGTTGCAGCTCTGATTGCGCGAGAGAAATACGCTGTGTTTGTGAAAAAATGTTGGGATCCGCAACTGGCAATATATCTACTCTATCATCAAAGTCAGATTGTTTAATCATTCTTTGAGCCCCAACTACGTCATACGGATATTCCTGAGGTAGATATAACTTGAATACTCTTGCTAAAAGTCTGAACTCATTTTTTAAAGCAGAGTAAATTCTTTTGTGAATAGCAGACATTGTTCTTGACCCTCTTTCAAGAAGAGCGACTGTAGTTCCAACTGCTGCTTGTTGATTTCCATCACCAACTTGTAGATCTGCAATTGATGCAAATCTTTGACCTGCACCTACCACAACTCCCATTAATTGTAATAATGTTTGTGATGGTTCTTTAAACGGAAGCATCATAAATGAATCTCTTAGATTACCACCTGGTGCATCTACATCTCTAAACTCACCTGGTTGTATTGATTGTGCATCATCTCTAATTCTAATACCACGCATTTTAAAACCAGCTGGCAGATTAGATAAAGTACCTGCATCTAATAATTGTCTTAAAGCTGCAGTAGCTGTTCTAGAAAGTCCACCAATCATGTGAATTAAACCAAAACCATAAAAGCCCAAACCTGGTAAAAATTTAAAATGTACAAAATATTGTATTTTATTTTTCTTTGAATCACCTATCTCAAAATTTCTTTTAATAGATAATATTTCTCTTGAGCCTTCCTCTAATGTAACAATGTATGGAATTTTAATTCCTGACGGTTCATTAGTTTCTGGATCTACTTGTTCAAAACCTTCTAGGTCTAAATCAACATGACACTCTAATAAAGTAAACACATCTTCATTTCTAGATTTTGTAGTTCCCTCAAGTTCTCTTTCTTTTTTTTCTACATCTGTTTCTTTATCTTGCGGTTTACCTAAATCTACATCTCTATAGAAACCAGCCACTTGTTGTTTTCTTAAATCATTTTCTGAAATTTTTACGCGATGAATAATCGCTTCCGCATCGTCTAATGAGGTAGCCGTGTACGGAACGATTAAATCATCTGCTGGAACAAATTTACTTACGGCTCTTTGTTCCATCTCATCGTAGTAAACTTTTTTAAAAGTACTACCTGAAAGAGGTAAATGAAATAGCATAGAATCAAACTCAGGTTCATATTCCTTCATTTGATCCATGATTTGATAATTCATAAAATCTTTTACACGTGTTGCTTGACTTGTTTTTTCTGATGAAGGCATTCCTAAAATCTGTGTTCTTACAGGTCCATCAGCTGGTAATAATTCTTTGTAAGCTAAAGCTTGAAACTGTGTGACTGCTTCTGCTAATACTGGGTGTGTTGCACCTGAAGCTCCAGAAAAAGGTTCTGTTCTGTTGTCATATTTAAAACCAAGTAAGTCTAAACCTTTTGTATAACTTTGCTCCCAATCTTTTCTTGAAGACATATAATCCATGTATTTAGAATTTAGGTCTGAGGCTAATCTTCCTAATACTTCGTCTGGTAAAAATTCTGCTAGATTTGCATAATGCTCATCACCACCCTCTGGTGATGCTGCAGCTGGATCAAGATCTATATCTACTGATCCATCTTCATTTTCTTGTATCTCTACATCATCAGGAGATTCTGAAGCTACCTCTTGTGCTTCAACAATTGTTTCTTGAATTTCTTCCTCGCCTGGTACTTCAAATTTTTTTCTTGGCTCGTTTGGGAGAGCCTTGTCTATATTGTCTTCTGCCATTTATTTTCTCCGTAAGTTTAACATCTTTAACAGTATTATAGGATAAATTCAACCCTTGTGGTGTTGGTCCTCTTTCTGGTGGTATTGTGGTTGTTAATCTCTTAATCAAAATCTTCTGCCGCCTCCGCAGCTGACTCTGCTGCTTGCTCTGCTCTTATTTCAGCCTCAATAACTCTACCTTCACCTCTAGATAATTTTGTTTTTTTACCAGTTGCGTATTCTTCCATCATACGAGTTTGGCCCTCCATCATATCATCAAGTGTGTCAGCAACATATTCTTGTGCTTCAAAACCTCCATCCGGATCTGTTGCATATACTTCCTGATCAACAGCAGAAAAATCTCCTTTTGGTTTTGTCTCTTGTTTTGCAATACCCTCCATAACCATATCAGGTCTACCCACATCAGGACCTTTTGCACCTGGTGAAGTATAATTAATTATAACCGGTTGAGAATAATCGTTTTCAAAAACAACATCAATCTGACCATCCACATCATCAACTCGTACACCAGGAACTTTTTCATTTGTATATTTTGTGTACAATACTTTATCTGTGTCCTCTAATTTAAAATAATCCATGTGATCAGGAGTGCTTGCTTTATACTCATCTGTTCTAGCTACATCAGTATAATACTTCTGTGCTTTACCTTCTGATACTGCAAGATCATATTCTGCTTTACTAACCTCTACTTTTTTCTGTTCAAATACATTTTCTGCTTTTCCTTCTTTTCTAAATTTATTTAAGAATGATGGAAACCATGAAGGCATTTGAGTTGAAGTGTCAGTTAGTTGTTGTACTTCTGTAAAAAATTTTTTTGCAACAGGAGTAGCTTTCTCACCAACTTCAAAGAACCTACCAAGAATAGGTAGTGATGCTAGTCCACCCATAATTTTCATAAAGGTTCTTCTACCAGGATCTTTTGGTCCTTCTGCAAAACCTTGTCTCATTAATCCACCATCTTTTGCTCCTGAATATTCTCCAAAAGAAAAATCATCTCTTATTCTTGCAAGCTCTGCTCTTTGTGCAGGAGACATTGCTTTTAATTCTTGTGCTCTTTGATAAGCATCTTTAGCAAGACCAGCTGCAGTAATCGTTGCACCAATAGGCGTAGATACCCTTGCAGCTTTCATCATTAAAGGTCCAAATCTTTTAACTGCCTCTGGTAATAATAATTCTATTCCTACTTCTTTATCAATCACAGCGTCTGGAATACTTTTTCCCTCTGCTAAATTTTTTTGAATAGTATCACCAGCAAAGTATGCAGCTCCAGGTAAAGAGCCAAGAGCTTTCAAAGGATACTTACCAATATTTGTTAATGCTTTTAATATTGGAACACCTGCTGCTTTTTGTACAGCTACTG